AGTCATGAAGCAGATCGATGTCGACAAGGATGGTGCCTTCAAAGTGACGAGCAAGGAAGAGGCGAAGGAGAGTCTCGGCCGGTCTCCGGACTTTGCCGACTCCATCATGATGCGGATCTACGGTGACATCCGACCGAAAGTGTACGAGCCAGGCTTTCGTGAAATCTGAGAGTAGTGGTATAATGTTGTTAGATTTTCCCTTCTTCATTCCTCCGAAAAAACAAAACTCTATGATCACAGAGCTCGAGCAAGAATTCTTCTCGGAGAGAGATGCCAAACAAACGCCAACACCAAACATTGAAACGAAAGCGACACAGGAGCTCGGTGAACTGATCTCTCCTGTTTTTGCTGAAGTACCGCCGGCACCGAAGTCTGGGAAGTACCTGGAAGAAGGTCTTCGCTCGTGGGCGTTCATCGCTATCAGTGCCATCGCCGACGAAATCTCCTCGATCGAGCTTTCGACATTCAAGCGTACCAAGAAGGACGACTGGCTCGAGGACACGAACAACCAGATCCTCAATACCCTGAACTACCCGAACCCGATCCAGACCAAGGAAGAGATGCTCTGGCTCACCGTGGTCTACCTCCTGGCTGAAGGCGAGGCTCCTTTGCTTTTGAACGACTCCAAGAACCCGAGCCAGATGGTGCTCATCAATCCGAACAAGCTGAAGATCAAATTCGACAAGGATCAGATCATCTCCGGGTATGTGTACCAACAGTCGAACGGACAGATGAAGGATATCGACAAGGATCTCGTCCTCTTTCTGAAGATCCCTTCCGTCCACACGCCTTTCCGTGGCACGGGACTCATGAAGTACATTTCTCAAACACTCGACATCGAAAACTACATCGAGGAATATCTCCGGATGTTCTTTTTCAATGATGCTACTCCTGGATCGGTACTCGAGACCGACAAGGAACTTTCCGAAGTGGCCTATGCTCGTCTCGCTACGCTTCTCAAGACCAAGCACCGAGGCGTGAAGAAGGCTCACAAGAACCTGATCCTAGAAGGTGGACTCAAGTGGAAGGACATCGGCATGAAGCTCTCAGAGCTCCAGATCAAAGACCTCTCCGATGGCGTCCGAGATAAAGTCCTCGCCGCCTTCAAGGTTCCGAAGTCTATCCTCGGAATCGTGGAGGATGTGAATCGTGCCAACGGTGACACGAGCGACCGGGTTTTCGCCAAGCGTTGCATCCGTCCGAAGCTCAAGCTCATCCAGGCTCAGTTCAATCAATTCTTCGTTCCGAAATTCTCCGATGGCAAGAGCTACTGGGTGGAATTCGACAACCCCGTCAAAGAGGATGAACTCATCCAAGCTCAGGTGGACAACATCTATGTGACCGCCGGAATCTGGACGAAGAACGAAGTCCGGGCTCGCATGGAGATGTCTCCGCTCGAGGAAGTTGCCAAGACCGATCCGACCGCTACTGATCCGACCGAGAAGCCAGAGCCTCCTGTGGCCGTGGAACCAAACGCACCGGCTGATGACGGCACCAAGTCACTCGGCCGAAAGCACTGGAACCCGACCATGATCAAACGATTCAAGGATCAATTCAACCAGGAAGAGAAAACTGAGGAGAAGTCGAAGGAGGAGGATGGCAATTCTTTCGTCGATGTGATGAAGGACTTCCTCAAGCAGAAATCAAACCGGGTCGTCAAGAAGCAATTCACCACGCTCGAGATGGAGGACTATCATGAGAAGAAGATCTCATTCACAGAGAAGATCGAGAGCGACTATGTCCTCGTGCTCCAGACCTACTTCAAAGAGGTAGAGGAGAAGATCGTCGGTTCTTTCAAGAGCTACAAAAAGAAAGCCGTGAAGTACAATCTCGATGACAACGAGGAGGCTGAGATCATGGCTGAGCTATCTGTTACATTCCTGCAAGATACAATCGTCAAGGAGTCTGCTCTCGCCTACGCTTTCGTGGGTATCCCGGATCAGCGTCTCGATGACCAGGACAAGCTCGTCCGTCGGTTCATCAAGGATCGTACCATCAAGCTCGGCCGCTCTACCTCTGAGACCACCAGGAACGATGTGAATGACATCATCGCCAAGTGGAACGAAGAAGAGGGAGACATCGCCGGACTGCGTGGCATGCTCGGAGAGTACTTCGGTGATCCTGCCAGGGCTCAGATGATCGCCCGGACGGAAGTATCTCGTGCGGCCGGGTTCGCCCAGGAGACCGTCTACGAAGAAGTCGGGGCTACCGGAAAGCAGTGGATCACCGCTATCGATGAGCGTGTCTGTGAATTCTGCGGAGAGATGGATGGCAAGACCACGGGAGTCACGGACAACTACTGGGACAAGGGTGACGAGGTCGCCGGTGCCGCCGGTGGGATTCTCTCAATCGGATTCGATGCCATCTCCAGTCCTCCACTCCATCCATCATGCCGATGCGATCTCATCCCGGTATTCACCGATTCGAAGAACATGGTCGCCTACCGGAAACGGAATGAGAAAGAAGTCAAACACATCCACGCTATCGAAAAGAAGTCTAAAAAATAACCCTGAAGCCATGTTCACCCTCTTTTGCAAAAGCTGCTCCCATGCGATAGAGAGGATCTCGGAAGAGCTCCATCATGGTGAGACGATTGTCCGGGACTGCCAGAAGTGCGGAAAGCGGAACTCGTTCTTCATCCAGTACAAAGCTATCTCAAAGATCCTCCATGCCATTGCAGGAAATGGGTGAGTGGTGGTATAGTGGAGACAAAATCAAGTCTACTTCTAGGGATCACGAAAGCCCTTATGCAGAACTACGAGAGTCTGTACGAGGGCTTTATATTTTCATAAACAAAAAGATATGTTGTACAAGCTCAAGGGACTACTGGAGAAGAAGGATGGAGAGGTCATCGGAATCGCATCGACC